TTTTTTTTTTTTTTTTTTTTTTTTTTTTTTTTTTTTTTTGGATTAAGTGGCGTTAACACTTAGTAAAACGTAGTGAGAGATATGTTTCAAAAGAGAAACAAACAGTTCGAACGTCTGGATCACCCCAGCACGTTTGAACTAAAAATTCCACCGAACATCATCGGCTTAAAAACTCTCCTAGTTATTCACTAAGTGCTTGGGTGACCCATATGGTCTACGATTACACACCCACTCTGTGTAAAAGATGAAAGGCAGAAAATCAAGGATTTTCTGCGGTTACTGGATTCGCATGCAGACGAATTTCAGGAACGCTCATAAAGAAGAACAGATTAAAATCTGTTCCTGCTTCATAATAGCGATCCAAAACATAGTCATTGGCGAAATCGTTGTCGCGAACAGGACAACCAAGTACCTCTACGGATACAAGTTGGTTGGCACTATCGTCATCAGCAATTCCCCAATTCTGTAGAACAGGTGCCGTGCCATGAAAACGCGTATTAGCATAGAATGGAACTCCAACGGAAATTCCACTCTGAGTCCTAGTTGCAAATAATTCAGCACCAAGATTTGGTGATAATTCATTATTAACTGTGGTCAATATACGTCTTCCAGAAGCATAGGCAGATGGACCATTAACAACCGTGTTAGAAAACCCAAAAGTGGGTACATTCTTTCCACCAGATGAGAAAGGATCTGCATCAGTACGTGAAACTGTGACCGAATTAAAATTAGTTCGAGCCCATCGATTTGCATTATAATGCCAAACCATAGATCCTCGCCAACCTGCAAAACAGGGAGCAAGCATCGTAAGGGGAGAACAAACTTCATAGTCATAATTCTCACGGACGCCTGAATTCAAGCCTATTGCTGACCAAACGCCTTGTGGATTAAATCCACCGAGCGCAGGAAAGGGCGAATGACGCACGTACATAGCACCAACATAATCAAGAACTCCTGCCGTATTCATAAATGAACAGGAAGAAGCTTGACTAGTACGGTGCAATAATACACGCATCGAGCGCACAACCTCGCCAGCATAGACTGCATAGGAATCAGTTTCTTGGGACGATTCACTTCCAGCACTGTGCTCCTCACACTTACTCATCTGTCCAGATTGAACAGTAAAGTAAGAGGCAGTAAAACCACCAATATCACCTAAGTGATTAGTCGGTGTTTGAAACTCCAAAGTGGGAGTACCTCGAACAAACAGCATAAGCTCAACTGGTGTAGTAGTTGGCCCGGAAAGTTCATTTAGAACTTGTACCGTAAGTAGTCCATTGTTTGAGGCTGGTAAAGTGTTTTTCCCTGCGGCAATCAGGATACCCCCTTTCATACGGGGTATTGCTGGTGCAATGACTGGTAAAGTCTTAAGCCAGTGCCGCGCCTGTAGGAAATCTATCTCAATTTCCATGTCCAATTCAGGACTCAAGTCAACGATCTTGTTAAAAGCAACGGTTGTGTTATCATCACCAACGCCCGGAACATATAAAGGATCCCACGAAATACGTAGGCGCCCTTTATGATATTGCGTGCATACGGCTTTGATACGAACAACTATGTTGCCCCGCCAATATCGGAAGAATTGAGAAACGAGACCCATAGGAGTCGTATTGTAGGAAGTCTGATTAACTCCAGTAGCGATGGAATGAACCATCATTGGATTTATAGGAACCTGCATCAATTGAATGCCGGTCCCATCAGACACCTCCCACAAAGCAGAATTGACCCAAGATTCTTTGCACACAAGGTAACAAATACTTAGTTCATCTCCGCCCGACAAACCCACAGTTCGCGGGTCTAGGGTTAACTCATTTTTGGGATCCAGTGTCAACTTTTGAACTGGAGCACCAATTTCTGAATTTGCAAAATTACCAAAAGGTAAATTTCGCATAGGCATAACGTCTGCCACCACAGGGACATTTGTGTATCCGAACATAGAAGCAATACCAGCAACAGCTGATGCTCCTATTTGAGTTGCTCGCGCATACGGTCCAAACATGGGGATAGACGTCAATTTGCTGGAAACATTCGAAACAAATGAAGCCACACGAGATATAGGACCTGTGTATTCATCATTTGTAGACGATTTGTCGCCAGTCTTAACTTTCTTCATAGCTCCACTCTGAATGGCCAGGGAAAAAGTCGGTCCTGTTAGGTGGACATTCTCTGCCCAAGCATAAACTTGAATAGAAATAGTGCCACCTGCTACAGCATTTGCATGCCGCAGCGCAACGACTTCCTGAACATCCATCCGACCGATAGCCAACAAATCAACATTTGTTGTAATATCTAGCCAGTTGCGAAACCAGAAGAAAGGGAGAATAAGCTCTCCAGCTTGATTGTTTTGCGGATAAATCCAAACGTGCGGCCGCTGAGTTCTCTCCATCATATGGCGAGGGGCCGCAGGCGATTGGGGTACCAAAGTAAAACCGGGTATAGGATCATAAGACATCACCATGGCTCCATAATAAAATGGAGACGCATTGACAACAACCTTAAGGTGCAAATTGCAACTAAGAAAAGCATAGTTGTCAATTTTGCGCTTAATGGCTGGAGTATTGAAAAATAGATGCCATGGACTAAAGTAGGAGCCTGGATAGACTACTCCTTCAGTCCAATTGACTTCAAAAATCTTTACTGGACGGCTTAGAAACTTCGCTAGATCATCCAATGGAGTTTCATCTGCAAAAAAGGTTTTATCCTGCAAAGCAGGAAAGGACACTTCAACGTTAGGTGAAGCATCCATGAAGGACACGGTTTGATGAGTGTTCGTGTCCTGATGTTCCGTCCCTATATGGGGAGTGGACGGAACTGGTTCAACATCGGAACCAATATTTTGGACGACTACTCCAGAGTCGTCACTTGCAATTTTACTTGACGCAGGTCGAATTCTTTTGCACATAACAGCCAACCTAGACTGTTACAGCGACGCCAGAAGGTTTCACGTAACTGAGGGGTGAGCCTCAACAACGGTGTGATAGAATACCTACAAACTTTGCTAAAAAGCAACACACCTATCTCTGCAGGATACTTTTCAAGATTCTATTATGGCGATAGAGAAATTTCTTGAATATTACCTGCAGATAGTGCTTTAATTTCACCTCCGAGGGTAAAGCACTTGAAAAACCGGTTGGCCTTTGACGCCCAACTTAGGATGAAATCCTTGCTCGACTTTTAAAAGTCCGCAATTCATCATCAAAAGTTGAGAACCATTGGTCCAGAGTTATTTGAGTGCCTTTGACCATAGGACAAAAACGTCCTAAATCATGATCCCGAGCAATATCCAAATATAAAGCACGTCGTTCATCAAAGACTTCTCTTCCATAGAAGAAGAAATCACTGAGAACATCACGTAATTTAATAAGTGAATGGTATTCGGGACATAATGCAGTCTCGACACCCCACAATAGCGTCTTATTCTTTGACTTGAATTCCAGTGGACACATCATTATCCCTGTTTCCAAGTCCAAACAAAAAGACCTCTTTAAGAAAGTGGCTTCCCATATACTTATATAGGGCACACTCTCTTGTTCTTTATCTGCCATCGTGAATAAAATGCGTATTTCACTCAATTCTTGAGCTATAGTTGTGTGATTAAACCACGGGATGCTTGCGCTAACTCCCATAATAAGATCATCGCCATAGGTCATGAGCGAAACGCATTTCTGAAAACTAGACACCTCATGCTGTGGGTTCAAACAATGGTAACAATATCTCATATAGAGACTATTGACCAAACCATTAATGATCACAGTTAGAGGGTGCCCAGAGGGGTTTGTTCCGTAAAACATCACCAAATCTCCAAAAAAGTCGGTCAAAGGAAAAGCTACATCAGCTGCGAGAGTTCGCATTAAAAGTAGTTCCTTATCATCAAAGTTTCCAGAAGACCTGCACAACTCTTCTAAAATACGAAAAGCTGCTAATATAAAAGAAGCAAACATAGATTTGTCAAAATTAGCATAGTCGCCGGCAACTACTTGCTCTTCTCCATGTTGAGTGAGATAATCAAAGATTTCTCTCCACTCAGGAGACTGAACAACAGTTCCTGCACCAGCTTCAAAAACAAACCTATTGTTTTGAATCAAACGTACACTTGAAAGAAAGTATTTCCGCATAACCAGCGAGAAATCTAGAGGAGCTCCTGAAAACATTCGGGTTGCCTTACTCTTAATTTTACTCTCTGAAACGGGTTCATCTTTTAAATGTGCGGTAAACACAGGCATACTGCGCTCACCTCGTTTGAGTTTCTCCTCAATTATTCGCACTCTATCCCAGACTTCAGGAATGAAATCTATTGGATTTGGCGCAAAGGGTAAAGGATCAACTTCTTTTGAAAGAAACTTCTTCGATTTCCGCCAAGGGTAACCGGCAGAAGTCTTTCTCTTGATAGGGTCAACATATGTAACTTCGCAGTGACCATTCACTGCCACTTCGTCAGTATACACCTCCAACATTTGGATTTGTTCGAGGCTCAACTTCTCCCGAATGTCTTTAAGAAAGCTCTGCACACACTCGTCCAGCACTCTGGCATTATAACCAGAAGCAGAACTAAATATGTTAGTAAGAGCATTACGCTTGGGAGCGTAACCTTTCATGCACGGAGGACCGTGCTGAGACATATGTGGCATTGAAGTTTTTGCTGATTTCAATATGACACCATCATGAATAAATGTGTGTTTTACACGAGACTTGGATTCTTGACGAAATCCTGGCATGCGGCCATACATTTTCGCCGATCCTTTTGGAAAATAGAGTAACGGACTCTGAAAATGCATGGCTTCTATTTCTACCTCAGAACCATCAAGAGATAAAAGAGGAATACCACTTTGGACTAAAAAGTCAATTCCAAGCTCTCGTTTAGCTTGTTCAATGTGTGATTGAAGCAAAACTTGGCTAATGCCAACCTTTTCTTTTGCATTCAATCCTACATGAATTCCTAAGATAGCGCACCCATATTCGCCTAGCTTAGTGATAAGAGGCATGCCACAGTCTCCAAAAACTGTGAGATCCCCAGACAATCGACCGTAAACACTGTCAAATTGATTATCACTCGTCCAGGATACATTAGGATGGCGCATTTTCTCAGAGGTCAAGGCTATTAGATCATAGACTTTCTTACGTCCATTATCTAAACGAGCCACGGATCGACCTATGCAAGGGAATTTTAGAGGTCCTGACATTACATATGATGTTATATCATTGCAGTCAGGTAAATCTTCTATCCACATAAACATAAGATCTGTACCGGGTGCTGACCACATTTTAATAGACTGTAAAGGAATAGTCTTAAGTGGTCGAACACCTGATCCTGAAAGAAAATTGCCGAGTGTAATTCCATCTTTCTCATCAATAAAGTGATGTTTATTAGTGACGTATAGGTGACCTCCTAAGCATAAAGCTTGAAAATCACCAACCTCATCACCTTTGATGAGAAGTCCTTTGAAAACATTTGGATAGATCTTTTCAGTAAAAGCCGCAAGAGAGCAAGTACCACCAGTTTTTTGGACTTGTGATAGTTCACTCATATGTAAACTTGGATCTGAATTGAACCACACGCGTTCTCTTTCTTGTTCCTTCATAGGAGTTGGAATATTCCCTTGCTGAGTGAAGGTGACATTCTTACTCTTCTTAGTTTTGCGTATCCGCGTACTAACGACTTTGACATCTTTAAAACGACGGGCGACAAAAAAGGCTGCAGACGCGAAAGCTGCTAATAAAGCAAAAACTTTTGCTATTCGTTTTGTTTTAAGCAACTTACGTTTAATACGTCGAGAAATGCGCGAGGTGAAGAAACTCAGAACAACACCCATAATATAGAAATCCAATCTGTACGCAAGAATAAGTAACCAAAGTCGCAAACTCTGCATCCAGTGGAAGTACGATAGTGGTTGTGTAATCTTCACAAAGCCTCTTAGTAGAAAAGTGGTTAACCAAAAGAAAACCCACAAAACACCGATGAGAAACATTATTAATGACTCATAAGTAAGAAATTGCCACTCCGTAGAAGGAAACTCTATATTTTGGGGATACTCTTGAACACCAAGTGAACGTTCAGAAACATAAGTGTTGTATGCCCTTTGACCTCGATCATAAACGCGTATAGCGTAATCAAAAGCCGATTGGACAACAAGCTCCTCATGCCTCATGCACGGGCCGTTTTGCAACAAAACATAACACTTAGTGCAGCGTTCATGACCCTTAAGATCCTCCATTGCTTTCACAGCCTTATCTTGATGACCAGCATACTTTTTAATAGCAGCCACAAGAAAATCTGTAAATTCGGCAAAAGAAGTTATTGGTTCTAAATGAACAGCACGCACAGCGCCATGATCACCCTGAGGTGCAGCATAATATGGAATGAAATTCCACATATCAAAATCACTGATATTTTCTGGTACTTTTGAACAATCAACCATTGTATTGTCAACATATTCTTCTTTAAGTTCCACTCGTATCATCAAATGCCAACGACGTAAAGCCGCTAGAGGACAATTCAAGAGGGAAGATAAGTTTAACAATTCAGCGTTAGATGTTCCAACAGTTAGTAAATTTTTAAGGGGCGTAATTCCTTTCCGCTCAATAGCAGCCTGTTCCGGTGTAAATGGAACATTATTCTGCACATGAATAAAATTCTGAATGTCGGGTGGAACTTCTTTAAGCTTATCAGCTTTAATAGTAGCCATATCATCTAACAAAATCGCCCACATCGCCGGGCTAAAATTTGTCCAAAATTTTTCATACGGATTCTTTACATAAAAGAAACGATCTGGGTCATCCTCTAAAGGAGTACCCAAGTCGCTCATAACTGCTGCAAAAGTGTGAAAAACATAGCGACTAAGCCATGATTTTAACTGGGCAGATTTACCTGTAAAAATGATACCAAATGGTTGTTTACGAACACCATAAGATTGTATCTCTTTAACAATGTCAAGCTGCGCTAAACGCAACCGAGACACATAACTCATGATGGTTTTCTTTTCAAGATAACCACATGAAGATAGAGTCAATCTATAAGCTTCACTTTGATTGATAAGATCATCTACTTCATCTTTTAAGGAAAAAGCGTTGAAAGGTTGATCAACAACTCCATTTTCCCATGCTAAAGATGGGTTTCCCAAATGCATCGCCATCACAAGGGCTTTATCACATCTCTGAGACCATTTGGACATAGTGGAATCTATGCCAAAGAAGGATGTAATATTACCACATTCCATATAAATTTTCCCACGCTCATAAATGTAAGCGCTATATGTGAGAATTTGGGTCCAAAAATCGAGACAATTAAGCTCAACTTTTTCAACCTTGTTCACAAGTAGAGAAAATCTACGTTGCACTAAATCATCTTCAAGATCATAGCCAAAACTATTGACCAAAACGTATGAGATAGTGATAGATAAAAATTTACGTGTTCGTTTGACAAAATCAGAAGAAGTAAAACTTTCAGAATCTTTCACGAATGACATGAAAGCATCCAAATAGCTAACACTATCAGACTGAACTTCAAAACCTGTGAACAGTAAATTAGTTAATTGAGTGGCTAAAGAAGTCAAAGACTTCCCAGACACTCCTTTGACGAAACGAGCACTCGCCAGTAAACAGTGCTGAAATGTGGGATCAGCTCTTACATCTTCGATAAAGAGCAATAATCCCTCAACATTGGAAATAATAAGTTCAAAGTCAAAGTTCGAGCTAAGGCCCAAACCAGAACTTTTAATTTTATCTCTCAATGCTTTAATTTGAGCACTTAGTTCCGCTCCACACGCGGATTCAAAGGAAGTTCGAAAACTAGTCGGACCTCCAATGAATTCTGATCCATAAGGACCAGATCTCATTTCTTCAGGGGTTTGTTGCAGGTGCACAGATTGATTAAGATCGTTAGTTGTGCTTGTCATTGTGGCTAAAAGCCCCAATGGTATTGGGGGGGGGTTTGTTTAACCATATTTCGGGGAAATATGATCAGGAGAAGGAAATTAATCCTGGGGAGGGTGGGTGATATATAACCAAAGTGCGATTCACTTACTTTTAAGCAAATAAGTGAAGTATTGGTACATCTAAAACTGCTGCAACACAGCAATAGAGCCCAAAGTAATTAATATTGCTAAGCCGATAAACTCCCGAAAAATCTGTTATTTGGGATACGAACCTTCGCGCATAATAATTAAATTGGGGATACAAGGAAAATCTTGAAACCTGCGTTAACCTCAGTCAGCATTTATATGCTAAAAGAAAGTTACACACTTTAATATATCGTAATCTATTTACGTTAGATAAAACGCCTAAAGAGACAAAGTCTGTTTACGAGCTGCATGGTAGTGTGGAGCAACTCTTTCTGATCATGTCAAAGACATGACCAAACAATTGGGGGGGGGGGGTTTTTGTGGGGACAAGCCCCACATGCTCTCCAAGTTTCCCTTTCAGGAGAGCGATGAAAGGCTGGCTGGACAGATCTAGACAGCGAGATACTTATATTCCAAGTCTTAATTGTATGAAACACTGATTCATTAGTTTTCATGTTCGGTTGTACTGGGACGAAAATAGCTCAGTCGTGTTCCTAACTTACTTAGTACTAACTAGTACAATTGTTAAACAATTAACAAAGCCGAGGTCGGCAAATTTATGACCTAACTCGAAATATCAAAACTCACAAAAGTGAGCGAGATCCAAAAGACTGCAGGGGAAAACCCCCCAATCAAACCAAATT